ATTGAGATGAGCTTCACCAACACCTTCGAGACAACCGTCCTTACATGGTCGTTTACCACTGGCAGCGCGACACGCCCGACCGAGTGGCACACCGCGCTGTACACCGTTGCGCCATCCGATACTGGCGGCGGCACAGAGGTATCCGGCGGGGGCTACGCGCGTCAGGAGACGGCGTTTACCGTGTCAGGCAACACCGCGTCAAACACATCCGCTGAAGAGTGGCCCGTTGCCACGGCAGGATATGGCACCGTTGTTGCTGTCGGCGTGTTCGACGCTGCAACGGGCGGCAATCTGCTGGCCTACGCCAACCTGACCGCCAGCAAGACGATTGACACGGGCGACGTGTTCCGCATTCCTGCGGGCGATCTCGACATCACGCTAGACTAATGACGTATCGCAGCGGCTACGGGCGAAGCACCTACGGCAGCTACAATTACGGCTTGGACGGCGCTATCATTGGCGCCGCCTCCATTATTGCCGTCACGTCTGCCACCGCCGCCGCGTCTGTGCGAGTTCGCGGCGCTGCGTCGATCATCGAGACGGTTACGACCACCGCGTCTGCTGCTGATCGCGTCCGAGAGGGCAGCGCCACCATTGCCGTCACGTCAGGCGGGTCTGCGTCCGGCGCGTTTGTCGTTGCTGGATCTGCCACGATTGCAGCGTCTGCCAGCGTTACGGCTGCGGCTGAGCGCGTACACCTTGGCTCCGCTGCCATATCTGCTGCGGCGACTGTTGCTGCGTCTGGTCTGAGGGTTCGTGATGGCGCTGCCGCGATTGCTGTGCAGGCGTCCACAACGGCAAGCGCCGTTGCGATATACGAGGACAGCGCCACCGTCGCCTGCGTAGCAACTACGACGGCCACATGCAACCGCGTGCAGAGCGACAGCGCAACCATCGTCTGCGCGGCATCTGTGGTTGCAAATGGACGCAAAAAGTGGGAAGATGAACCCAGCACGCCAGAGGACTGGTCGGCTGTTTCCCCCACATCGACGGATTGGACACCAGCCACGGCATCTGGGCAAACTTGGGCCGATGCGGCATAGGAGATAGAACATGGCAGATACGACAACAACGGCATATGGCTTAACGAAGCCGGAGGTAGGCGCGTCAGAGGATACATGGGGAACGAAGATCAACACAGACTTCGATAGCCTCGACACGATCATCAACGCGATCGGCGGTAAGACCGCTGCCGGAACACTGTCGTATGCAGATAGCGCGAAGCTGGTGACGAGCGCGACAGGTGTAGACGTCACAGGCAACGCTACATTTGCAGATAACGGCAAAGCCATCTTCGGTGCTGGGTCTGACCTAGAGATTTATCATAGTGGTGCAGGTAGTTTTATATCTGATTTAGGTAATGGTGCTTTACACATCAGAGGCACTAACTTAATTTTACAGAATGGTGACGGAACTAAGCGTTTTATTGACGGCAATGATGGCGGTGCAGTTGAGATACATCACGGAGATGCTACAAATGGAATGAAACTCGCCACCACCAGCACAGGTATCTCAGTCACAGGCTCTTTGGGGATTGGTACGAGCAGTCCTCTAAAGTCATTAGTTGTATCAAATGGTGGAGCGCAAGGTATAGAATTTAGCGCAGACACGTCTGACACGCAGGTATTTTCTTATAACAGGTCAACATCTAGTTATGTGCCTCAAAGGTTGCGGGCATCCCAGATACAGTTTGAAATTGGTGCATCGGAAGCCATGCGCCTCGATGCGAGCGGTAACTTGCTGGTGGGGACTACTGGCATCATAGAGACATCCACTACGTCAGTTACTGGTCACGACTTAAGGTCTAGTGGTTCATCCGTTCAGGTCAGGGACGGCGGTATTGTTCAGTATCTCAACCGCCTAACATCTGACGGAGACATTGTGCAGTTCCGCAGAGACGGCTCCACTATTGTGGGGAGTATTGGGGCTAATGCTGGTTCGCCTTATTTTACAACCACAGACGGTGGTTTTAGGATTGCTGGCAATGGCGCACTACAGCCAGCCACGTCTACAGGTGCCGTCTCGGACGCCCTTGAGGACTTAGGGTCATCTGGCGGTCGTTGGAGAGACTTCTACCTGTCTGGGGGTGTATACCTTGGCGGGACTGGGTCGGCTAATAAGCTGGATGACTATGAGGAGGGGACCTTCACAATTACAGCCCAGCCTTCTACAAGTGGGACTATCACACTTTCATCAACCCAAAACACAGGTTCGTACACAAAGATTGGCAGACAGGTCACAATTACATTTAAGACGGAAGTTTCAGCTTCGAGTAGTCCCGTAGGTTCATTCCAAATAAACCTGCCGTTCGCCTCAGTATCGCTAACTGAGCAGGCCGACAACTATCACGGCACAGCCGCTTTGCAGAACGTACCGTATACAGCTGACTATCTCATCGCCCAAATTACTGGCGGCGGTAGCAGCACCATGACATTGCTAGGCGCTGTAGCAGGGGGAAATTGGGATACTATTGATGCGTCTTTGATTCTTTCAGGCGACGATATACGTGTAACAATTACCTATTTCACACCATAATAGCCCAGCAAGAGTTGGGTTGGACAGTCCATAACCATCATAGGAGATAAACCGATGGCACTTACAGAAACAACACTAGACGATAAGATCGAAGTAGTAGGCGAGTACAAGCACGTACAGGTTCGCTCCGCCAGAGTTATCCTAGACGATGGCACAGAGATTAGCCGTTCATTCTCACGTCGTGTCATTGCACCTGATGCAGACATTACAGGCGAAAGCACCGAGCTACAAGCTATTTGTAACGCAGTTCACACCCAAGCGGTCAAGGATGCTTACGCCGCACACCTAGCCTCACAGGAGACACCATAACTGCTGACGGGGTGCCGTGGGCAGCATAACTTGAAAGGAGATCAACATGGCTGAAGACAAAAAGGTCATTACGATTGACGATGTGGACTACACTGAAGACCAGCTAAGCGACACTGCAAAGATGTGCATAAATCACATCAATTCGCTGGACCAGAAGATCGGATCTGCGCAGTTCAACTTGGTGCAGCTTCAGATGGGCAGGCAGGGCTTCATGGCCGAGCTGAAAGCCGCCCTTGAGCCTGACGCGGAATAGCCGCGCAGCACAACGAAAACGCTAGGGGCAGCAAAACGCTGCCCTTTTGCGCATCAAATGGTCATGTGTTACACTGCGGCAAGCGCGCAACACCAACGAGGCAACGATGGCTCTGATTAGATTAGACGTACCCGCTGGGGTTTACCGCAACGGCACTGACTTGCAGAGCATGGGGCGTTGGCGAGATGCCAGCCTGATCCGTTGGATCGACGGCACGATGCAGCCGGTCAAGGGTTGGCGCACAAGATCCGACACCGCCACAAACGCCACGCCGCGCGGCATGGTAAACTGGGCAGACAATTCCAACGACCGCTGGTATGCTACTGGCACATATAACAAGCTATACGTCTACGGCGGCGGCACCGGCACGCAATACGACATCACGCCGACAGGCTTGGCCACTGGCCGCGAGGATGCTGTCGCGTTTACCGGCTACGGCGGCAACACATATGGCAATTACGCATACGGCATTGCGCGGCCAGACACGTCACGCATTCAGCCTGCAACCGCGTGGAATTTGCAGCTTTGGGGCGAATACCTGCTGGCCAATAACCGTGATGACGGAAAGGTCTACGAGTGGCAACTGGACAACACCGCAATCGCTGCGCAAGTTGCCAATGCGCCAATAAACAACAAAAGCATCGTCGTGACGGAAGAGCGCTTTCTGATGTGTCTTGGCGCGGGCGGCAATGTGCGCAAGGTGCAGTGGTCAGACCGCGAAGACAACACGACTTGGACGCCGTCAGCGCAGAACGAGGCTGGCGACCTTGAGCTGTCTACAGAGGGCGAGATTATGGCTGGCGTGAGCGTGAAGGGCCAGACGCTTATTCTGACGACGCGCGATGCTCATGTCGCCAACTATATTGGCCCGCCATATGTGTACGGCATTGAGCGCGTTGGCTCAGCCTGCGGGCTTGCGGCCAATTTGGCATATGCCAGCGTAGACGCCGGATGCTTCTGGATGGGCGTCCACGCGTTCTACGTCTACAGCGGAGGCCAAGTGCAGGAGATGCCGTGCGACGTGTCTGACTACGTTTTCAACGACATCAACCGCGCGCAGATCAGCAAGGCGTTTGCCATGTCAAACGGCAAATACGGCGAGATATGGTGGTTCTACCCGTCGAGCGACTCCACAGAAAACAACCGCTACGTCGCATATAATTACGTCGAAAACACATGGTCTATTGGCACGATGGCGCGCTCTGCGGGATCTGATGCAGGCACGTTTATCTATCCGCTAATGGCCGACCCGTCTAACAATAAGATATACGAGCATGAGGTGGGCTACGAATACAACGGAGCAACGCCGTTTGCGGAAACCGGCCCGATTATGCTTGGCTCCGGCGACAACGTTGTCAGCGTGACGGAAATGATCCCCGACGAAAAAACGCAAGGCGATGTCAGCGCCACGTTTAAGACGCGCTTCTACCCCAACGGCACAGAGAGATCATATGGGCCATTTAGCATGGCCAACCCGACCAACATGCGCTTCACTGGCCGTCAGGTGCGGATGCGCGTTGACGGCGCACGTCTTGCCGACTGGCGTGTCGGCGTAAACCGGCTAGACGCTGTTGCGGGTGGCCGCAGATGACGCAGCAGTACCGCGCACCAGAGCCAAGGGGTGATGACTGGAAGTCATGGGCGCGGCGCCTGATGCTTTACCTCGGCCAGACGCGATCACAGCTTGTGCAGCAAACGGGTGGCGAAAGCGCGGCAGAAGACGGCGTGATAATGTGGGATAGGGAAAATCTGTGGCCTGTCGTTTCAAGGTCTGGCGTTTGGCGGCAAATTGTTATTGCTAATGGCGTGGCTCACCTTGAAATTACCACCGACCAAACAGCCGCTGCTATTAATACAGCGTATCCACTTACATATACAATTATGGCTGGTAGCGTTGGCGTTTCACTTGGTACGCCAGCTTCTCGCATAATCTTTGCGGAAGGTGGATCATATACATTAAGTTTTACAGCTCAGACATCATCCACGTCTGGCTCTACTGTTAATTTTTGGTTTTGGCCTCGTATAAATGGAGTAGACATTACAGATAGCGGTATGCAAAACACATTACACCAAAATGGCGCCACAATGATTGTATCTCGTACACAAATATTTAATGTTGATGCAGGCGATTACTTAGAGGCATATTGGGCGACGGACAGCACTAATGGCAGCTTGCAGCACCACGCCGCAACTGCGTTTGCCCCAGCCACTCCCGCTTCAACACTTGCTATATCTAGGATTAACGCATGAATGAAGAACTGGAGAGATGCCGCGATTGGATTGAGGCCGCTTTGGAGTATTCCGGCGGCACACATGACTTCATCGACGTGGCCGAGGGTATATACAAGGGAACGATGCAGCTCTGGCCTACGCCGAGGGGGTGCATCGTCAGCGAAATAG